GGTCGAGCGTGTCGAAGCAGTGGGCCCTCCAGCCCAAGGAGATGTTGGACGAGGCCAACCACGCCCTATATTTGCTGGACCCACTGGCCTACGCGTCCCTGCGCCGGACTTCTGTCGTGGCCGTCCGCTGGGACGCTCGCAGCTTCTAATTTATGCCCCCCCGCAAGAAGACCATCAAGGCCGTCGAAGTTCCGAAGCCCGCCGCCGGCGCGCAGGGGGTTCCGAAGGCGCAGGCCGCCCAGGCGTGGTCCTCCAACTTCCAGAACGCGGGGATGTCGTTCGCCCGTCGGGCTTGGTACGGCTCGACGCCGCAGGACGCCCGCAAGGACGTTAGCCAGTACGATCGGCAGTCCCTGCTGCAGAAGGCTCGGTACGCGGAGAAGAACTACCCCAGCATGGTGCAGTACGTGAACGACATGGTCATGTACGTCGTCGGTGACGGCTCCAAGCCCACTAGCCACGCGGCCGACCCGGCCAAGGCTCGCCTTTACGAGGACTACTACTACCGCGCCACGCGCAAGGCCGACATCACCGGGCGCTACACTGGCGAACAACTCCAGCGGATCATCGTCAACACCTGGGCGGTGGACGGCGAAGTCTTCGCCCTCAAGGTCACTGATGCCCAGGGCAAGGCGACCACGCAGATCATCGAGGGGCACCGGGTGGTCAACCCGACGATGCCCAACCAAGTCACCCCCGACACGTGGGACGGCTTTGTCTTCGGCAAGTACGGCGAGGTCATCGGCATCTGGGTGCAGTTCGGTGAAGGCCAGTACGAGCTCAAGAAGTCCGGCACCTATTTCCACATCGCCGACTTCAAGCGTGCGAGCGGCGCCCACGGCCTGCCTCCCATGGCCCACGCCCTGAACTCGATGCAGGACCAGACCGAGATCATCGAATTGGAGAAGCGGGCCACGAAGCAGGTGACGGACGTCCCCTCTATCCTGACCAAGAACGGCGGGGCTATCGACGACAGCATGGCGGCCGACCTGAACGGCACCGCCTCTTCCGACTTCGGCAACATCGGCGCCCAGATGGGCGGCAAGCTTCTGGTGCTGGAGCCCGGGGAGGACCTGAAGAGCGTCGCCCCCAATTTCCCGCGCCAGAGCATGGAGATGTTCAACGCGGTGCTCGCCCGCATGATCGCGGCGGGTGGCCTTCCCTACGAGGTGGTGAACGACGGCAGCAAGGCCGGCTCCGCCCTGGTACGCATGGTGCTCGGCAAGGCGGACCGCTACGTCGGCGACAAGCAGTGCATGCTTCACGACTGCTACCTCATCCCGGACTGGCAGTGGCGCATCGGCTCGGCCATCGCCGCCGGCGAACTTCCCGACGACCCGAAGTGGGCGGACGTTGAGTTCAGCGTGCCCCAGTCCCCGAGCATCGACAACGGCCGCGACAGTGCGAATGACCGCGAGGACCTGCGTGCCGGCCTGACGTCCTTCTCCGCAATCGCCAAGAAGCGGGGCGGTGACTTCCGCAAGACCTTTGCCGAACTGGTGGAGGACATCCTCTACGCCAAGGAAGTGACCGCCGCGACCTCCGGCAAGGTGGCCTTTGAGGAGGCCATGCAGCGCTTCACCAACATGCAGGCCCCCGCGAAGGAAGCGGAGGAAAGCCCCGAGGATGAGGCCGAGGACGAAGCGGAGGACGAGATGGAGTCCGGCACGTCGGCCATCCCCGACGACGAAACCAACGACATCCCCGACTAACCTTTACCCATGCGCCTCATCTTCTCCAACGGCCTCAAGGGCCTAGAGCCCCTGCTTATCGACCCCACCAAGGCCAGCGACTACGCCGCCCGCCTGGACAAGTACGGCTTCAGCGACGTGCTGTCGAAGCTCTTGGGCGCCCGCCCCGAGGCTTACGTCACCCCCGACGGCAAGGGCGTCATCCCCATCGACGGCCCGATTGGTCGCGGCATCTCGCCCTTGGAGGGCATGCTTGGCGCCGCCGACGTGCTGGCCATCTCCAAGGCCATCGACGAGATGGAGGCCGACCCGGCCGTGAAGAAGATTGCCTTCCGCGTGAACTCCCCGGGCGGGACTGTCGCCGGCGTGCCTGAGCTCGCGAACAAGATGCGCCGCATGAAGAAGCCCACGATGGCCTACGGCGAGGAAGCGAACTCGGCCGCCCTGTGGCTGGCCGCCGCCGCCGATCGTTTCGTCGCCATGCCCTCCGGCTCCATCGGCAGCGTGGGCGTTTACATGGTCGTGCCTGACTACTCCAAGGCTTACGCCGACGCCGGTGTCCGCATGGTGGTCATCAAGTCCAGCCAGTCCCCGCTTAAGGGTGCCGGCATCGAAGGCACGTCCCTGACCGAGGCCCAAGTGGCCGACCTCCAGCGCCAGGTCGACGGCATTGCGCAGGACTTCCAGGAGTCCGTGAAGGCCACCCGCGTCAACGTCTCGCAGGACGCCTTCACCGGCGGCACCTTCTCGGGCCGTGAGGCCGTGCGCCTTGGGCTCGTCACCGGGCTGGCCGACTCCTTTGAGGAAGCCCTCGCCGCCTTCTGACCTTTGACCACATCTCCAAGTTTAAGAACACATGAGCAAACTGACTCCCGAGGCTGAACTCTCCGAGCTGCGCACTGTTGCCCTCGCCCTCACGACTGAGCGCGACGACCTGCGTGCCACTGTCGAGAAGCTGACTGTCGGCGCCGCCGACGAACTTTCCGCCGCCAAGGCCGACATCGTCGCCAAGGATGCCCGCATCGGCGAACTGACCGCCGAAGTCGCTGCCCTCGCCGAGAAGGTCGCCGCCCTGGAGCTGACCCATGTGTCCGCCGCCAAGCAGGCCGCCGAGATCGTCGCGTCCACCGGCACGACCCCCGTCGCCGCCGAGAAGGTCGAAGCCCCCGCCGCCACTGTCGAGCAGCTCCGCGAGCAGTACGCCGCGATGAAGCCCGGCTCCGAGCGCGTGGCCTTCCTGCAGAAGCACAAGGCCGCCATCCTCTTCGGCCGCCTCAAGTAACCTTTCCCCCTAATTCATCCCTAATCCCTACTAATCACACCTATGGCTAACTCCGGTTTCGATATCGCCCCGGCCGCGCTCGCTGACATCATTGTCGCCGACCTGCGCCCGAAGCTCCCCGTCCTCGACATGTTCACGACCCTCGCGCAGAGCACCGAGGACCGCGGCACCACCATCGACGTCCCGTTCATCTCGGGCTCCGACGCTGCCACCTTCTCCAAGGCTTCGGGCGGCTACAAGGACGCCGGGGACGCAGTCGTGAGCAAATCTTCGGTGAACTTGGTCCACTACCATGCCACCCGCAGCTTCGACGCTTCCGAGCTCGCCGCCTGGGGTGCCGAAGGCGTCATCAACGCCTTCCGCGAAGAGGCCGTCGCCAAGATCGTCAAGCGCGCCAACGCCGCCGTTGCCGCCCTCGTCACCAACGCGAACTACGCCAGCAACATCGTCATCGCCGCCGCCGACTTCGACTACAATGACGTGGTCGACCTCGACACCGCCCTCGACGACCTGCTCGCCCCGGAACAGCGCGGCCTCGTGCTGAACTCCTCCTACATCGGCGCGCTCCGCAAGGACGCCAAGCTGACCTCGGCGTTCAACACCCAGGGTAACAACAGCGTCGTCCGCACCGGCATCGTCGGCCAGATCGGCACCCTGCAGGTCATGCAGTACGCCGGCCTCCCGGCCAACGGCGAGAACTTGGTCGGCTTCGCTGCGGCCAAGGACTCCATCTGCATCGGGACTGGCTCGGTCTGGTCCATGGCCCCGAACTCCGGCACGGCCACCTCGGGCGGTCTCTCCGTCCTGGTCGAGTCCGAGTACACGGGCGGCATCCTCTATCTGACCGCCGCTATTCGTTTCGGAGCCGCTAAGGGCCGTTCGAACCTCCGCCGCATCCGCAGCGCCTAAGCGCTGCCTAAGGCGACGACTGGGGCTCCCTAACGGGGGCCCCTTTTTTTTGACCTCATCCCAAGGTTAAGACGAACATGAGCCTTTACGACGACGGCACCTTTCTCGACGACGCCAAGCTGATGGTGGCCGACTTCGGGGTGTCCGGGTCGTGCAACGCGGGGGCCATCACCTTCCAGTGCCTGATTTCCGACCCGATGGTGACGCAGTCCTTCCAAGAGGGGGGCTTTGTGGACCGGACCCAGCACTCTGTCCGTATCCCCGCTGCAACGGCCTCCTGGAGCCTCCCAGACGGGTCTAATGGGGCATCGGCGGCCATCGTCGTCTCGCAGGAGCCCATCCCCTCCCTAGGGATTGGCAAAGTAATTGCCGTAGACGGGAAGAGCCTGCGGATCATCAGCCAGACCCACAAGCGCCCGAGCGCCTGGGTGACCCTGCAGGTCATCCTGCTTAACCAGTGATCAGCGTCCGGCTAACTGTCGGCCCGAAGAGTATGGCCCAATTTCAGGAGGCCATGACCCGGTACGCCTATGCCTGCCGCGAAACCATCAAGGACATCGGCCTGAAGAACGCCGCCCTGATGTGCCGCGACTCCATCATGTTGACGCCCCCGATGGGCGCCGGCGGCAAGGGTGGCCTGACTGTAACGGGCGAGAAGGCCGGCAAGCGGGCCATCGCGGCGGACGTTCGGAAGATCTACGTGGCGGCCGACAACCGCAAGGGCATCGCCCCTTTGCTCATTCTCACGAAGAAGCTGGCCTACTCGACTAGG